CCAATCTCTTACGATTTTCCCAGATTGAAAGTTCCTCGAATTTTACATCAGGGACACTAATCTTTCTGTTTTGAGTTTCTTTACAGATATAAAACTTCTTGTTTGCTGGAAAATAATAAACATTTCCTTGTATTGCTTCATTCAATGGGAATTTTCCATCCTCTTTTCCAACAGCAGCAACAACTCTATCTTCAATCTCCTGTGCTGTTCCTTTGTATTCCCCATTTTGAGTATAATTTTCTTCAAGATATTCTTTATTAATCCAAGTATTTTTTCCACTCCAATTAATAATAGTAGCATCTGAGTTTGTTACTTCCATTCTAATATCTATTTCAAAAGCTATCACACTATCAGTTTTTGCTGGAATGTACTGAGCATTGTCCTCATTACAATACCAATACAAGCAACCATTAGAAGTACTGTCATTTACATAAATTCCTATCTCTTTCAGATAAAAACCTTGTGTTATATCATCATTAGTTATCTGAATTGTTAGATTAATAGCATTATTTTCTTGTTCTTTTTTTAATATTCTTACATCTTTTTTATACGAAATAAGAGATGTTTGATTCTTTGGATTTTGTCCACTTATGATAGCACCATCACCTATTTCTACTTTCAAAAATTCTACAGCTAATTCATTGGCAAGCCTAGTTGCTAAATAGTCAGCACCTTTTTTTGTAAGTCCTCTAAAAGCCATTTAAACCTCCTTTTTTAATCTATAAACTAAAGTATTGTTAAATACTTTTTCTCCAACTAGATTAGTTAGTCTACTATTTTCTTTTAAAACCTTTTTAGCTTTATAAATTACCATACTCATTACATTAATTTTCTCAGATTTTGTTGGAATTACATTAACTACTCTTAGTCCTAAGTTAGCTGGAATCATAGGTCTTAATTCTTTGTATATACTGTAATCAAAATCATTAAATTCCTCTTGCTTTTCTAATCTAATATCTAATTCATATTTATCATTAAATAAAATTGGAATAGCTTTTGTCTTAACATTTTGATAATAAGTAATTAAAAATTCTTCTAACCATCTCCAAGTATATGGAAGAGTAGCATTCCATTTTATATAAACTCTCAATTGTCTATCTTTTAAATTATCAGTTGCCTTAGGATAAATGTTCATCATTTTTTCAAATTTAGATATTCCTAAAACATCTGTAGAAAATATAAAACCATTATTAAAACTTCTTCTAATTTCATTCCAAAGTTTTGTTAAATCTATATTTTCAATATTAAAAATAGCTTGTATTTCTTTATATTGCTGCATAAAATCAGGTAAATTCTCATATAAATTAACATCTTTAAAGTTGGACATAATTTCCATCTCCCCACACTGGAACTTTAAAAGAGTCTAGTGTAAAGTTTTGAGCATATCCATTTACCTTAGTTTCCTGAATATCTATAATATTAGGATTTAATGCTAAAATTCTTGATTCTATTATTGATGTTCTGACAATTATCTTTTCTGATTCTTTGAATTGTTTTCTTAACTCTAAAAGATATGCTTTTAAAGCTTTATCAATATCAGCTTTTATATTAGCAACAGATAAATCTTTTAAAGTTAATTTCGTAGCAATATAAATTTTTTCTTGTGCAGGAGTATCAACTGTAACTATATGCCCTATTGGAGCTAATCCTTTACCAGTTTGGTCTTTTGTTGGATCCAACACTTCTTGAATTTTAGAAATTAAAGATGTAGAAGCTACATTGAATTCACTATCTAAAATAGTAACTCTTACTGTTCCTCCACCTCTCCAAACAGCTGTTACTTTAACTACTCCTACCCCAGCTTGTGCCATTGTTTTTTCTTCATAGTCTTTTATATTTCCACCATAAGCTTGTAGATTAAAGCTATCTAAGTATCTTTGCCTTATACTTTCAGTTTCTTCTTCATCTTCACCAGGAATAAGCATTTCTGTTATTTTTGCTGATGTTAATCCAGGAATATAATCTATTGGGACTAAATCTCCTACTGAACCATTAGGTTCTTCTCCATAAGTTTCACACTCTAACATATATTCAAATGTTCCAGTAGGTAATTTTTTTATAACGATATAATTGTAGATATCCAAAGAAAATCTACTTCCAATAGGAATATCCATATTAAAGATACCTTTATATACTCCAACACTTGCAGCTTTTGGTTTTATTCCTCTTTCTGCTGCTCTCCTTATTAAAAACTCTCTACTTGCTGTATCTCCAAAAGTTTGCTGATAATATTCTGCTATTGTCAGATACATTTGAGCTTCTTCTAAAGAGTTTCCTGCTGTAGCATCAAATACTACTGACCCTTCACGAGTATCAATATCTTTTGGGACTCTACTTAATTTATCATTCAATAAATTTTCATAAGTCTTATCCTCAAACATTATGCTACTTTCACCTCCTTAGCTATTTCAACATCACCATAAATTGTTTTTGCTGTAAAAGTCATTGCTAAACTTTCTCTTTTTTTTGTATCATCAAATAAAAAAGACTCTACAGCAATAATTCTTTCATCTTGCAATAAAGCCTCTGATACTCTTGATACTAATTCAACTTTACAATAACTTTTAGATTTTCCAAACAAGTCCTTTAATTCAATCCCATAGTTCCAACTATAAATTGGATATTGATATCTCTCAGTATTTAAGATTTTATAAATAGCTTGTTTCATAGCTTCTTGTCCATCTGTTTTACCTGTGATTTTATTTCCAAATATGGCCATTTTATAAGTCTTAGTTGGAATAGCTTCCACTTCTGATTTTATTTCAACTCTATCATTTCTAACTGGTAGCATTATATCCACTCTCCTTCAACAATAGGATCATCTATTCTATCTAAAATATAATAGAGCTGTCCTCCAGCTTGTCTTATTAATACAACTTTTTCTCCTTTTTTCAAAGAATAGTGCATCATAATTTTTTTACGACCTTTATACTCATGTTCATGGTCTATTGGAATAACATTTTTACCTGCTCCAGGGTGATCATGAGATGTATCCCAAGAACCATAGATGCTATCAGTGCTATGTTGAACTGTAATATCTACATAATAATCTCTTACTAAATGAGAAAGCATTAACTGACTAGCATTTATAACTTTTTTCTGGTCTATTCTTATCTTAAGAGGGTCAACACTTTCAACTGTACCAAATTCTAGTTTAGATAGTTTTGAATTTTCTAACATATTAGAAACTATTTTTTTTATTGCTTCTATCATTCAATATCAGCTCCTCTCAATTTTAAATCCATAAAATGCTCATCTTTATTAAAAGTATGCTTTACACTTTCAACAAGCATATAGTTACTAACCTTAATGTCTCCTAAATCTAATTTTACAACTATACTTACTCCAGCTCTAACTTTTACATTACCAAAGACATTCTTAATAGATAAACTTTTAAATTTTCTATTATAAAGCTTTAGTAGTGAATCAGCTTTTACCTGTGGATTTTCTTTTTCATCTACTCTATCATAGTATTGTAAAATACCCCATTTTTCATAAGTATGATTTTTTATTTCTGCTTCTGTGTTAGGAGATAAAAATATTTCTCTTACTCCCTTTTCTTTATTTTCTCTAGTTAATTTTATCTTATTATATGTCTTATCTATAGTGGAGCTGTAAGAAAAGTTTTCTGATATAGTTTCATCTATAAATATACCTTCATTCAATTTTAAACTTTCAACATCTTTTAATGTTATTTTTCCAAAGTCATCATAAATTACATATAATCTTTCTGTGTTTTGTAATGTTAAATTTAAAGCTGTTAAAATAACATCAAATAAAGCAACATTATCTTCCAATCTTTCACCAATAACATATTGAGTATCTTCTATTTCTCCATAACTTAATCTAAATTTATTGCATATCATTTTTAAAACATCAGATGCTTTTCTATTCTTATAATAAAATATATCCTTATTTTTTAAATATCTCAACTGGTCATAAGCCGTTACTGATAAAATTTTGTCTCTATCTCTTGAAATAGTAAATACAAACCCATAAAAAACTTCTTCATTCTTATATTTTACTGTTACTAAATCTCCTTCTTCAAATTGATTTAATTCATCAAAAATACATTTAAAAGTAAATTTTCCAGGAGTTCCTTTTCTTTCTGTATCCCAGCAAGCACCATCAAGAATGGCAGGTGCAACTGGACCTTTTTGAGTTTTTATTATCAAATCTAAATCTCTATTCAAGTCTTATCACCTGCCCAGGTTTAATATCATGTATGGAACTTAATTTGTTTAATTCTTTTAAAAAATTACATTTATTCGCATCACCTAATTCTTTTTTTGCAATAATATAAAGAGTATCTCCTTCTTTAACTTTGTAAGTTCTTTGAGATTTCTTTGATGAACTATCTCTAGTCTTTGTAGATATAAAAGTAGCTACAGATAAAGCTGTACCTGTAGCTTGAGCTCCAATATCAATATATTTAAAAAGATTACTTTTGACATTTTTGTATTCTTTTAAAGTTACAGATACAACAACATCTCTTCCGTTTCCTGCATCTTCTTTTATTTCATAATTTTCAAGAGATACTAACATAGTTGTATTATATCCTGAGCTTCCAATTGCTCCTTCTCTAATAACTATAAATCTAAAAGGTTTTTTTGAATTTTTTAAGAAACTTAGCATATTTAGATAATAATTGATATGTAAAAGTACCCCTCTTGCAAAAGGGTACTTATATGCAGGTAAACACATATCAAATGTAAATTCTTTCAAACCTTCTTCTTTTAGAATGTTAAAGTCTCCGTCATTGATAAGTGTTATAACCTTATTCTTATTATTAATTTTTGTTGTAATGGAAGAAGGAGTAATAGGGACCAATATTCCATCTAAATAAAAAATATATCCTTTATCTATCATAAAATTATTCATAACTTCCCTCCGCTGCTATTGCTATACTTTCTTCCATTCTATTAGTCATATAGTCTACAACATCATCTAAATCAAGTGCACTAGAAACATGCTGAGTTATTCCTCCAACATCAACCTTAACTTCCGCTGTTGTAAATCTATTAATAGCTTCCCTTTCTGCTAAATCTCTCAAATAACTAATTTCATCATGTGATAAATCTAACATATCTCTAGCTTTCTTAGTATTTTTATCTATATTTTTTAATAAATCATTAGACTTAGCTACCTCAGGATTAGTAGAATTACCAAATTCTGTATTAGTATCTATTCCAGTTTCAGCATTTTTACCAAATAAACTAAAATTAGAACCTTTTTCATAACCTTTATTGTACATATCTTTCAAGCCTACTCTATCCATCATAACTTGAGTTGCATCCATTCTTTTTAAAGTTATTTCATTGCCACCAACTTTTTCATTTACCCAGTCACCAATTGCTGTTTGGACAGTTTCTAATCTTCCAACAACATTAGTTCCACATATAGTATCTATTATTGAACCTAAAAACTTAACTTTATCTATTAAAAAGTTTATAAAATTTGCAAATAGATGAGCTACAGCACGAATAGGATGTTTAAAAACATTGGCAAAAAATTCAGCTATACTAACTCCTAAATTATAGATAGATACAAAAGTTTGTGCTAATTTATTCCAAGTAGCAGCAATTATATTATAGATTAGTCCACCCATCCAATAGAACACTCCAACAATAATACCTGTTGCAGAGACTGCTTTACCTGTAATTTTGTTAAATACTGCCACAACACCATATATAGCTGCAATAACTAAAGCAATTCCAGCTATAATCCAAGTAATTGGACAGGTTAAAATAGCTAGATTAAGTCCTGTTTGTGCAGCAGTAGCTTGTGCTAAGGCTACACTAACTGCCCCTAACATTGTTTGTTTTGCAAGAAGTGCTAAATTGTAAATAGTAGCAATACCTGATGCAATAGCTGTTTTTACTGCTATAAATCCCATAACTAATTTATATGCTGTTAGTAATCCTAAGACTGTAACTAAAATTGGTTGAATAGGTCCCCATATTTCATAGAGGACAGTTCCCACCATAGATATACCTTTTATAAGCCAATTTATCATAACAAAAGCTTTATTTATAAAAGATGAAACTCCATCAATAAAACCTTGAAACCGTTCACTATTAAAAATACCACTCATAGTACTACTAATACTCATAAATGAATTAACAGCATTACTTTTTATTTGAGTAACAACATCTCCAAATGTCATTGGAATTGAATTAAATTTAGTATTAATTTCATCTGACATTTCAAATACTGCATTCTTTATTACATCAGATGTAATCAATCCCTCTTTACTCATATCTTTTAATTCTCCTATAGACTTTCCTGTATATTTACTAATTGCTTGAGCCAATAAAGGAGCATTTTCCATAATACTTCTAAATTCATCTCCTTGTAATTTTCCAGAAGCCATCGCTTGAGTTAATTGATACATTCCTGATGTTTGCTCGGAAGTTGTTGCTCCTCCAACTTTAAAAGATTTAGCCATTAATTCAGAAAATTTTACAGTCTCCATATTGCTGTTAAATGCTTGTGGAGCTAATAAACCTAACTTAGAAACTACACTCGCTGTATCTAAGAAACCTGCTCTTGAATTTTTAGCAGATTGAAATATAGCTTGTTGTAGTTGCTCAGTTGTTTGTTTTCCATCATTTATCATATTTAATCTTGCTGTTGTTTGAGAAATATTATCTGAAACATCTAATCCTATTTTTACAGATTGGATTCCAGCATAAAGCCCTAAAAAACTTTTTATCTTTGAAAATAATGAGTCTGCTTTATTTACCCCTTGATTTAGAGATTTATTAAAATTATTCTGCTCAGCTGTATTATTTTGAATCCCTAATTGAATATTTCTTTCTATTTCACTTAATTGTGCTCCAGCTTGTACTATCATAGTTTGAGCATTAGCTAATCTACTGGTATCAATACTAACATCTATATTGTTAACATTTTGTAAAGCAGTAATAGTTGTATTTATAGCCCCAACGATATTATTTAAAGGAGTGGACATTGCATCCATAAGCATTATAGAACCTTGTATCGTTGACATTAATCCACCTCCATTATTTCTTACTAGCTTCTTTTTCAGCTTGAATTCTTATCTGAATACTTGCCATTATAAATGCTTGTTCTTCCTTTGGAAGTTCCAAAAACTTACTAGGCAATATATGGAACTTGTGGAGGCAATAGTAAAGGATATTAGCCTCACTATCGCCCCCATTTATTAGTTTTTTGCTTCTTCAGTTAAATCTTCAAGTGTTTTAAATCCATTGATTTTTTGAACTTCTGAAAATAAGTCTTGAAACTCTCCTGGAAGTAACATAGCTGTCAATAAGTCAGGCTTGTTTTTTACTCCATAGCTATCTTGTAATTCTTGATTTTGTAAATCTGGAAAGACAACACAAGCAGCAATTAGCATAGAAGAATACTTATTAGAATCTAATTGAGGGAATAATTGTCCTTTTTTTCCTTTTAATTCTTTAATTTCAGTATTAGCTTCTCTTAATATTTGATCTTCCTGTGCTGTTAAAGGTCTTATTTCCCATTCAACAACTTTTCCATCTTCATCTTTAAATCTTTCAGAAACTGCTACTTTTTTATTTTCTTTTTGTACTGCATTTTGTTTTAAGAATACTTCTATATTTGTCATTTTTCATCACTCCTTATATCATGCCTTCTAAAATATTAAATGGATTCTTAACTATAAATTTCTCAAAAGTAAACTTTATTTCTTCATCTAAATACTCTGCTCCAGCATCAAATTTAGATAAGATTCCACCATCAGTATTGCAACCTTGGTAAAGGATAGTTTGTCTACCAGCTTTTGAAGTGGGATCTTCATTAGAAACTTCTATTTCAAAGAAAATATCCTCTCCAGTATTTTGATACTTTTCCAATAATTCTCTAAAAATTGGAGCATTATAGTGAACTGTCATAGTTCCACTACCTTTACCACCAACAGATTTATTTCCTTTACTTACTTTACCTAAAATAGGTACTTCAGTTTTTGTTTTTTCGTAACTTGCTTCAAATTTAATTGCTGTCATTAAATTATATCTTTTTCCTTCTAATGTAACATAGCATTCGCCTAAGCTACCTGATACAGCATCTTTAGCATTCATTGTTATCATATCTGCCATTCTCTATCTACCTCCTATTGAACAATAACTGTCATATAAAGAATTTCCATACAATTTACAGGATTAACTGGATCCGTAACAACTACTGATTTTTTAGTTAAACCTTTCTCAACTTTAACTTTTTTAGGATCAAAATCTTCAAGTGCTTCTATTCTTTCAAGTTCTTGATGATGTGCAACTATGTCTTTCCATAATCCTTCTCTTCCAGGATTATTATTTCTGCTCTTTCCAGAATGTTTTCTGTTAAACATTAAAGCGATATCATTTCCTATTTGATCTAAAATTCTTATAGTTTGATTTGATTGGAAATCATCATTTTTATAAATAGTTATTGATGTATAACTATTTATATCAGTCAACACATATGGTTCTCCAACATTGTTATGAAATAATAATTGTCCTGCTTTTATTCCATTTATTAATTCAGATTGAGTAAACTTAGTATCAACTATAAAATCTCCGTCATATTTTGTATTTGTTAAAGTTGCATTTACTTCACAACTTGCTTCAGCACCTGTTAACCAATAAACTAATGATTGTTCTGGAGCTCCTTCATCTTTAACTTTATTTTGCAGATTTATTACTCCTTCATAATCTGCTGCATATCTATATACAACACATTGAAGTTTAACACCAACTTCATCTCTCATTCTCTTAGTCCATTGAACATATAACTTCTTTATTACTTCATCTTTAGAAGTACATCCAATAGTATTGAAAGAATAAGATTCAGCTAAATCTAAAAACTTTTGATGTTCAGCACCAGTTACAGTAGTTAAGTTAGCCCCATTTGATAATTTAGTTCCAGCAGTATCAGTAAGCTGAGCTGCTTTTTTAAATGTAACATAATCATTATCAATTAATTCAGAAGCATTGGCAACAGTCTGAGCATCTACTTTCTTTGCTCCTAACATAGTAATAACATCTTTTTTACTAGGTTCATCTATATTAGTCTTAACTATAATAGTTATGTCATTCCCTCTTGTTCCACTGTATTTAGCAGTCGCATAATCATTATTTGCTTTAACACCATTACCATTTAATCTATAAAGATAAACAGTTTTAGCTTTCATAAATAAATCTCTTAAAGGTTTCATTTTTTCATCTGTATAATCATATCCAAAAAGTTTCATAGTATCTTTTTGAAAATCACTATTTTCAACTTTAAAAATGTCGCCATCTACTCCCCAATCAAGTTCAGTAGCAATAGCAGCAAAACCTCTATCAGATATATTTACTGTTGCTCTTGAAGCAGAAACGAAGTTTATATATGCTCCTGGTAAAACTTTATTTTGAGTTAAAAAAGTTCCTCCACCATTCATTATTGAACCTCCTTATTCATAAATTCTTCTATAATTTCATCTATCTTTGAAAAACTATATTCTTCATCATCTTTTAATAAAACATTCAATATATCTTTTCTATTGGAATATTTTTTACTTGTGATAATTTGTTCTTTTGAATATAGAATTTCATCATCTTTTTTTGTTTTAGTTGCCATTAGTCCCTCCTATCTGGTTTTACATCTGTTTTTAATTCTTCCATAAATGGTTCTTCTTCTCCTACTTTTCTTACAAATGGTTTGAAAGTTATAAAGTAATGAAGATTTCCATCTATAAACTGTGAATTTCTATCTAAACCTCTTAATAAATCCCCTTCTTCAGTTTTAATAACTTCCAAAATATTATTTAATTTTTGGGCCATTTCCATTAATTCCCAATTGTCATCCTCATTCTTAGGAAAATATTGAATATCCAAGTCTATTTTTTGTTTATATCTATTTCCTAATACTTGTTTTTCATTAGGATTTAATAGCTGAATAAAAAAGCAAGGCTCTTCAAAACCTTGCTTAATCTTATTTACATATATTTCTACTTCTGGAAATGTTTTCTCAAGAGTATTAGATATAGCACTTACTACTCTACTTAGCATTACCAAACACCTTCTTCAATATACTATCTAATTTCTTTTCTAATATAGCATCCATATTTTCTTTTATTTCATTCTCTGAAATAGTTAACATAAATCTACCAGGAACCCAAGCTCTTTTTAACTTCTTTCCAAGTACAGGGACAAATCTACCTGGTGTTTGCCTGTGCCCATACTCAACATAAGAAGCATAATGGGTAGGATTTATAACTTCAACTGAATATATATTACCATTTTTAAAGACTTGACCTATTGTCCAGTTTCTTCTTAAATTTCCACCCACTTTTCTATTAGCTGGAACTTTTTTCCACTTACCATCAACTAATTTAGTTGTTTGAGTTAAATGACTATAATCTCCAACTGGTGTTCTAAAAATTACTTTTCTTAATAATAAAGCCCCTAAAGATTTTACAAGACTTGCCATTATTTCAGCTTGATTTTTTTGTATATTTTCTAAATTCTTTTTCATTACTTCTAATCCAGCTATATTAATTTTTACAGCTTGTCCCATATTAAGCTCCTTTATTATCAGTTACTAAAATGACTTCTTGATGTACTGAATATATAGCAGGGATACCTGAAGCTTTATAAGTTTTAGATACCCCATTTCTAGTTACAACTATTTTTGAATTCTCTTTTATTTCTACTTTATTTGAAAGAAATAATTTTATAACTTGATTTGTTATAGCTATTGAAGGAGTTTCACTTGTAGAAGATATATTTTGAAATGAAATTCTACAAGGAATATTTTCTTGAACTAAAATTTCTTTAAACTCAGTTGTTTTAGTTTTAGGATCTTTTACTTTTTCAAAATTATAAATACTACAAGTATCTCTCCATAACTTTTGTAAATTTCTTACCATTGTAATCTCCTATATCTATATAGCTCATTATCTTTACCAATCAATAAATCATTTAGCATAAACTCAAATAATTCCTCAGGTGTTTTTACTGTGTCCGAATAAGTTTCAGTTGTATCCCCTTCTTTAATAGATTTTAAAACAGAGGAAAAATCATAATCTTTAAGCTCTCCATTGAGCTTTTTAAAATTAAGAATTTCTCCTACTGCTTTATCTGCTAATATATATTTTAGTCCATCTGGAATGCTATCAAATGTATAATTTTGATTTGTAAAATTATTAATACTAGATAAGGCTTTATTTAAGAAATATTCTATACCTGTAGCTTCATCTATTTTAAATAATTTTAGTTTTTCAATTACCATTTCTTTGAAATTTTCCATAATTATCCTCTTGAAATTATTCTAACTATTGGGATAGATTTGTGGTCTATTACTTCTCCATCTTCTGATTTTACTAATTCCCAGTTAGCACCTTTTTCTAATTCTGTATCATCAGGGGATATTGTAGTAGATGTTTTATAAGAAATTCCAAATGGAGCATAGCATAATCTTTTTCTTGATATTAAAGTATCTTCTCCACCATTTTTATATGGGTTTCTTGCCATTTCATAAGGATTTAATGTTCCTAAATCTTCATAGTCAAATGCTCCTACTCCTAACAAGTAAGTAGAATACTTTGTTCCTGTTGGAACTAATGCAGCATATTCACCTTCTTTAGCAGTCCATTTGGTATCGAATTTTGCACCATTTACTGTTGCAACTGAAACTTCTTTTTCTCCTGTTCCAGCAGTAGTAATTTTTAATGCTTCTGGATGTGATGCTGTTACTTTTGCATATTTTTCTCCAGTAAACTTTTCAGCTGGCATTGAATCATCTATAAATACAACTCTACCATTCCAAGTAGCTAATCCTACTTCTCTTTGCATTCCATTTGCATCAGTTTGAGTAAAGTATTTTATTATTTGTAGATTTTCTAAGTTTGTAGCTACTGTTGAGTGCATAATTGCCATTTTGATAATGTTTTTATTATCTCCACAAGCTTTTTGTGATGCACTGTTTAAAGTTGTTGCTCCTACTTCTCCATCTGCTCCTGCTTTTTGAGTTATATCAAATGTATGTGCCTCAACGAACTTAGCTTCTTCTCCACCAGTCATTGAGAATACTCCTTTTAATATTTTTATTAATGTATTTTGATAAACTTCAGCCCAGTAATCAACTAATTGAGCAGCAACATTATCCATAAAATTAACTCCACCTGTTATATCAAATGAAAAGTCTTTTTCAGTCCATGCTGCCATTCTACCAATTGTGATTACTCCTCTATTATATGTTTTTGTAGATCCTGCAGTTAAATCTGTTGAACCGTTATAGTTTAAAGGTGTTCCTCCTATTTTACCAAGCATAGGTAATACTGCATAATGAGTTCCTGTTTGATTTGCAAAGGCATCATGTATTTTATCATTACCTCTAATTGCTCCACATTTTAGCAACTCATTTTTTTTAGTGTTAGGTATTCTACTAGAATATTTTCCAAATGCCTCAGCATTAAATGTTTTTGAATCAAAATATTTTGCCATTTTTCATCTTCTCCTTTTTTTATAAATTGTTAATATCTAAGTTAGGATTAGCTTCTAACATAGCTACCATTTCTGAATAAGTTTTCGGTCCATCTCCACCAGGAGTTTTATTATTTCCATCCCCAGGTTTAAATCCATTTGGATTAGCTGGTTGCTTTTCAATCTCAAATAAATATGGATCTGATTTTTTCAAATTGGCTAACTGTTCTTCTAATCCTATAACCTTACCATCTTTTAAATCTGCTTTTTCTAAGTCTAATAAAGCTTTTATTGCTTTTGAATT